TACCAAGAAAGATTATTCACTAAACTAGTTACATTGACCCCTATAGACACCGGACAAGCACAGCGTGGTTGGAAGAATGTTGAGAAGATGGGCAAAGTTATTGAAAAAGGTGGTAAGAAGATTGTTATAAGAAATAACATAGAGTACATTGAAAGGTTAGACAAAGGATGGAGCAGACAAGCAAAAGCCATTGTGAAACCAGCAATAAACAAAACAAGGAAACCATAAAATGAGCAATAAAAAAGAATCAGTATTAGACAATGCAAGAGGTCACTTTAGAAGTGCCCTAGCACAAGATCTAATGAAGATAGAAGTTCCAGAGTGGAACGCAACAATATATTTTAAGGCAGCAACTAACTTTGCAGTAGAACAAAAGATTATTGAACTACACGCTAAAGGTAATATGGTTGAAGCCCTAGTAGAAACGCTATTGAATAAAGCGTTACTTGAAGATGGAAAGAAAATGTTTGCACCAGCAGACAAAGTTGTTTTCATGCGTGAGGTTGATCCAGAAATTATTATCCGTGTTGTAGCGGAAATGAATGAGGCTAAGACAGCGGCAAAGGAAGCATTGGGAAACTAACTGATGATCTAGACTTACTGTTTATCTTTAAGATAGCAGAAAATTTAGGTCAGACAGTGCATTGGGTGATGAACAATGTCACTAGTTTAGAAATGGAGTCATGGGTTAAATACTTTGACTATGTTGCTAAACAACAAAATAAAAGGAACTAATAACTATGGCTACCAATCATAATATTACAATTACAGCTGACGCCAGTAGTGCCAACAAAGGTATTTCAAAAGTTGACAAAGGCTTAGGTGGGTTAACAGCAAGTGCAGGTAAGTTTAAGGCAGCCATAGGAATTGCAGCCGCGGCAATGGGTGCAATGGCAGTAGCGGGCAAGATACAAGACACAATTGATAGTTTTGATAACTTGGCCAAAAGTGCAAGGGCGGCAGGCGCCGCTGGTAGTAATGAAGCATTCCAAGGTTTCCAAGTAATGCAAAAAGCCATGGGTGAAGCAGGTATTGACGCTGCTACATTTGACAGGGCTATGCTTCAAACAAATTCAAGAATTAAAGCAGGCTTAGAAGGCCAAAAATCATTTGCTGCAGTCACTGACAAACTAGGTGACAGTGTAAGAGATGCAAATGGTGAAATCAAATCAGGTCCAGAATTACTTAAAGCTATGATGAATGCCCTGAATGAGGGTAAGATTACAACAGAAGACTTTGCAAAAGTTGTTGGTGGGCGTGCAGGTCCATTAATTCAAGAACAGTTTGCAAGTCTAAACACAAGTGCAGAAGCGTTAGAAGGCACACTTGCAGATGTTGCCGCTAACTCAAACATTGTAGATATAAGTGCGGCAGAGAATGCAGAAAAGTTTAATGATAACATTGGTAGATTAAAAGACGGCTTGGGTCAGATGATGACTGATGCTATTACACCATTGCTTCCAATGTTGGTAAAATTTACAGAAGATATTATGGAGAAGTTGCCTGGTATTATTGAAAGTGTTAAAGGTGCATTAGATAATCTAACACCTGTATTTGAATTACTTGGCACAATACTAACAGACATTGTATGGCCAATATTAAGCAAGGTATTTGAAATACTAGGAAGTGTTGCTGAAGCAATTGCACCTTTAGTAGAAAGTTCAATACCATTATTAAAATCAGGATTTGAAACTGCCGGTGAAGCAATTGATAAAGTTGTAGAATTTGTACAAAAATTAATTGATAAACTATTAGCAGTTCCAGAAAAAGTCAAAGAAATGAAAGACGCAGTGCTTGGTGGATTCACTGACATGAAAGACGGTGCAGTAGAAAAAGCCAAAGGCATGTGGGAAGGTGTTACAGGATTCTTTAAGAAAACAAATGAAGAAGTATATGAAAACTCATTTGTTCCAGATCTAGTTAACGCAGTTATGGCTTGGTATGAGAAAATGAAAACTGGTACAGTAAACAAAACAAAACAAATGCATGACGGTGTAACCAAAAACTTTAAAAACACTACATCAACAGTACAAAATGAAATGAACAAAAGCGGAACTGCCACAAATGACTTTGTTACAAACTTCAACAATGACTTTGACAAAATACTTGCAGATGGATTAGCAAATGGTAACTTAAACTTTGATAGCTTTGCAGGATTATGGAGATCATCATTAAGTTCATTGATACAAGATACACTAAAAGGTGGTAACCAATTAAGCGGTATCTTTGGCAGTTTATTTGGTGGTGGCGGTGGAGGAGGCGGTGGCTTCCTTGGTGGCATATTTGACTTCTTTGGTGGACTGTTTGGCGGTGGTGGTGGTGGACTAAGTCTTCCAGCATTAGGCGGACCAGCAGGTGGACCTATACCGTTCTTTGCTAATGGTGGTACACTGGGTGCAGGAAAACTTGGCATTGCTGGAGAGGCAGGTCCAGAATTAATTAGCGGACCAGCAACTGTTACACCTATGGATGAAATTGGTGGTACCAAGCCTGCGGTAAATATAACAATACAAGCAATTGACACACAGACAGGAACTGAATTCCTGTTAAAGAACAAAAAGCAAATTGAAGGCATAATACAACACGCCTACAATAGACGCGGCAAACAGGGGATTTATTAATGGCTGATATGAAACAAATATTTACATACCCAAACAATGGTACAACAGATTTTATTGATCCATTATATATTGGTGATGCAAATAGCGGATTAGAACGCAGAGTAGATGAACTATTAGACGGAACATACAAAGATTGGAGTAACTTAGATCCAGTAAGTGATTTAGGTACAATCAATACTGAAACAATGCAAAACTTATCAAAGTTCATTGACTATTATGTTGCTAAACAAACAATTCAAAATTTAACATTTTATGACTTTTGGTATAACCCATTGGTGGTTGGTACAAAAGGTCTAATTGGTGGTACAAGTGTAAGCACTGTGGTTTACAGTCCAGGAACTCCACCAGCACCAGATACTACAATATTTACAACATCAGCACCTCATAGTTTTGCAGACAGTGACCTGATAATATTATCTAACTTTAATGGAGGTATGACTCAATTCAACGGTGATACATTTTATGTTAAAGTTCTTAGTAGTACAACATTACAACTTGCACATGATTCAGCATTAACTAATTTATTCATTCACGGTTCAAACAGTACAGGTACATTTGAAACACTTGATTGGGAAGTACAAAAAACTCCATTTCAAAGTGGATACACTATTGATAGACATTTCAAAATTGATTTAACTAACTATGTTCCTGATGCAGGACAAGACACAGTTCAAAGTGTTTTAGATGGAACAAGAATGGATGTTAACACAATAGAAAAGAATGGACAAGGATTAGTTGGTAATAGTTATTATCTTAAAAATACTTCCAGCCCATTCCAATATGAAGTTTATGAAGATAGTGGATTAACAAACCCACTTAACGGTACTGAAATAACTGGTCTTACAACTTACCAACTGCCAGCTAAGATAACGCCAAAAGGATTTTTATCTACTGATTTGATTATGATGCTTGAAACAGAAAATCAATTAGCAGCTGATGAACAATGGGTTAATTTACCACTAAGCCAGCACACATTCCAATGGACTGGATTTGCTAACCAGGTTGCGGCGCAACCACTTTCACCACCTGATCATATTGAATATTTTAAGAATATACCATTTTCAAATGGTAATCAGGCTATAACAAGTGATGGAGGAAACCAAGTAACTGGTGTACCTACGCATTTTTTCTTTAATGATTATTATAAGATAACTTTAGGAAGTCCATATCCTAGAATGCATTTTACTAGTCAGAATTATGACCTTGATCCTATTAATGTTTCAAGTCTTGATTACAAATATGAAGTACTTGCACAACCTACAGCAAGATGGAAAACAGCCAAGTCAGGCCTTAAACATTGTCTTCCAATATTTGATGGATTTAAGTTTGATAACATTACCAGAGACTCAAATCTTGTTAGTTACAATCAACCAACAAGTGGTGATATAGTATACACACAAGATGGTATGCCTGTATTAGATCCAGATACAATTTCAGTTAGTTTTGATGATTGGGCTGATCCTGCTAATACAGGCACAATCAATTCAGCGTTTGGTGGTACATATGGAGGTA